GCGCACGGGCATGGGAGGTGCATCAGGGCTTGATTACAACGTGCTGCCCTGGGTAATGCGCCTGCACCACGTCGAGGACGAGGCAACCGCGCTTTCGGACATCCGAATCATGGAGAGCGCCGCACTAAAAGTTATGCATAAAGAGAGGGCGGAATGAGTAACGATATCGCCACGATTTCCCTGCGCGTAAATACCAGTGAGCTGGAGCGCGGTAACCAGGCACTGGATCGTTTTCAGGAGACCGCGTCCGCCGCGGCAGGTAAAGCGGATGACCTGAACAGCACGTTCCGCACCGGTATCGATAACCAGAAGAAGAACAGCGAAAGCCTGAAGCAGCAGCGTCAGGAACTGCAGAACCTGCTGAATAAAATCAGCCCGGTAAACAAGGCGCTGGATGAACTGGACACTATCCAGGAGAGCCTGGCGAAATTTCGCGGTAAAGGGCTGGTGGGAGACGAGGACTTTACTCGTTACAACAGTGTGCTTGAGACGACGCGGGCAAAACTGGCACAGGTAATGGAGTCTGAAACCGCAGAGGGGCGGGCTCGCATTGAACAGGCTCAGGCAGCGCAGCGTGCAGCTGCGGCGGGCAAAATCTTTATCGATTCGCTGGAGGAGCAGGTCACAGCAATCGGAAAAACGCGCGCAGAACTGTTAGAGCTAAAAGCTGCCCAACTCGGCGTATCCGATCGTGCTGCACCAATGATCGCAAAGCTGAAAGAGCAGGAGGATGCGTGGAAGTCTGGGGCTATCAGCGCGGGGCAATACCGCAATGCTATGCGTTATCTCCCGATGCAAATTACCGACATTGTGACCTCACTGGCTTCCGGTATGCCGGTTTATATGGTTGCTATTCAGCAGGGCGGTCAGCTACGTGACTCGTTTGGCGGTGTAGGCAATGCGCTGAAAGCGATGTTGTCGATGGTGACCCCTGCCCGAGTGGCAATTGGCGGCCTGGCCGGTGCTGTACTGATTGCGGCCAAAGCGGGATCGGACTACTTCACCGCCTACGACGAAATCAACAAGGCCATTATCAGGACTGGCAACATTGCCGGCACGTCAGCGCTTCAGATCATGGCTTCCTCCCAGTCTATTGCTGCCTCTAGTGGCGCTACTGTAGGTACCGTTCAGAGTTTGATGACTGAGCTGGTTGGCATGGGATCGCTGACACAGCAGCAACTTGAAAAAGCAGCGGGCTCCACGGCGCTGGCGGTTCAGACCGGTATAGTCTCGGCACAGGACATCACCAAAGCCTATAAGGACATCGAAAAAGACCCTGTTAAAGCGCTGCAGAGTCTCAACGAACAATATAATTTCCTGACCGTTTCACAACTTAAGCATGTTGACGATCTGATAAAGCAAAAGGACCAGACCGCGGCCGTTACGCAGGCTATGGACCTGTTTGGCGATACGATGGCAAAACGTGGGGAGCAGGCTTACGACTCGCTGACACCGTTTGGTCGCCTGTGGCTGGATATCAAGGGCTGGGCGTCTGAGGCCATGCAGAGTATCGGTCAGTGGGTCGCTGAACTGGCATCAAACACACTGAAGGAATTCAACGCAATTTATTACAGCGTTGCGATCGTTTTCCAGAAGCTGAACCAGATTATTTCTTCCTCTATCGCTGCCGCGATTAATCTCGTTCCCGACTGGGCGAAAACAGATACTTTGCAGGGATGGCAGGACTACAACGAACAAATGGCCGGCGCATATGGTGACAGCGTCTCTCAGCTGAAAAAAGACTGGGACGCGGCTGATATCAGTGCAGGTAAATACCTCGATACGACCAGAAAGATAAGTACCGCAACCACCCAGAAGGATCGGGAAGGAGTCGCTGCTTTTGGCAAAAAGACCAAAACCGGAAAGCAGGGCACTTTATCGGCTGGCGATCGCAGCACGGATGCTGCCCAGGCCGAATTACTGGCGCTTCAGGCACAGTTACACGCGCTGCAGCAGCATAAAGGGCTGAACGACACTATCAGCCAGCAGCGCAAAGATCTGTGGACGACTGAAGCAAAATTTCAGGTGCTGGAGGAGGCCTCGCGTTCACGTTCACTGACAAAGCAGGAGAAATCCCTGCTGGCGAGTAAAGACCAGGTGCTTCAGTTGGCACGGCAGAAAGCCCTGTTAGGTGATCAGATTACCGCTCAGGAACAGCTGAACAAGCGAATGGATACCTCGCAGAAATACGTCACGCAGATGGCAGAGAAGCAGGCTGCATTAGTGAACGGTGCCGGGATGAGTGACCGTCAGGCACAACGTGAACTCGCGAAAAGTCAGCTTGCCGCTGGCTGGAAGAATGCTGGCGGTTCGCTTGACGACGAGGGTTATCAGAAGCAGCTCAAAGCGGCGAATGATTACTATGAGGCAGAGGACAGGTTACGTGGAGACTGGCTGACTGGCGCGAAAAAGGGCTGGGCTTAATTTGAAGACAGCGCGACCGATGTTTACTCGCAGGTTCAGACGATTACCAGCAATACGTTCATCGGGATGGCCAGCACGCTCACTGACTTTTTTACTACTGGTAAATCTAACTTCTCTGATTTCCTGTCTACTTTCCTGAAGGGCATCGCCCAGATGCTGACGCAACTGGCTCTGGTTAATGGAATGAAGTCAGCCTTTGGTGGAACGGCAATAGGTAATTTCTTTGGAATACAGGCATGGTCTGGCGGCTTTATTCCTGAGTACGCTAATGGCGGCGCTGTTGGCTATACCGGGGATGGAGGAAAATATCAGCCAAAAGGTGTGGTTCATGGAGGTGAATTCGTATTCACCAAGAAGGCTACCAGTGCGCTGGGTGTCGGTAATCTCTACACGCTTATGCGGAGCGCTCAGGGGTATGCAAACGGCGGCTACGTCGGAAACGCACCGATGTACGGATTACAGGCTGCTGGTTCAGGGAATGTGACGGTCCAAACGTCTGTTGTTGTGCAGAACCAGAACCCGCAACAGCAAACAAACGCTGGTAGTGATGCGATGTCCCGAGCCTATAAGCAAACTATTGATCAGTCAGTGCGCGAAGGTATTGCGAAGCAATTGAGGCCTGGAGGGCTCATCTGGAATGCTTCCAAATCACGATAACCCGCTCAGGCGGTTTTTTTATGCCTGGAGAAAGCATGTCAATCGAAACATTCACGTGGAAAACACAGATACAGGCGGGAATGGAAGGATCGTTCAGCCTTAAAACGCGCTCTGCAACCTTTGGAGACGGCTATGAGCAGATCGCCGGGGAAGGCATTAATCCTGAAAAGCAGTCTTGGCCTGTAACACTCACGGGGAAAAAAGCGGGCATGCTTCAGGCCCTGAAGTTCTTTCGTTCTCACGTCACCAAATCATTCATCTGGACATCGCCAGTTGGCGAAACAGGGCTCTACCGGATTGAGGCCGAATCAATCAAGTCACAGCCCTTATCCAGCAAAGTCATAACCATTTCCGCAACATTCAAACAGGCGTACGCACCATGATCACAGCAGACTATCAAAGCCTTGAGCCTGGAAACAAAGTCCGGCTTATCGAAGTTGATGGCTCTACTTTCGGCGTGGATGATGTACTGCGATTTCACGCGTACAACCTCCCGCACACGGAAGAAGAAATCGCCGCCGCTGGTGGTGATGAATCAAAGCTGCAGGCGAAAAGCATCTGGTGGCAGGGGGAAGAATATGCCGCCTGGCCGTATCAAATTGAAGGGCTTGAAGCCTCCACAGACGGCAACAGCGCCCAGCCAACGCTGACGGTTGCAGATATCGAAAGCAAGATTACAGCGCTGTGCCTTGCTTATGACGATATGCTACAGGCGAAAGTCACTATCCATGACACCTATTCGCACTATCTCGATGCGAAGAACTTCCCAGCAGGTAACCCAACAGCTGATCCGCAACAGGTCAGAAAACGAGTTTTTTACATCGATAGTAAAAGCAGCGAAATTCCGGGCGAAAGTATCGAATTTGTACTCGATAGCCCAATGTCGTTACAGGGAAAGATGATCCCTACGCGACAACTTCATTCTCTGTGTACCTGGTGTATCCGGAATAAATATCGCACCGGCGACGGCTGCGACTATGCCGGTACCCGCTATTTCGACAAAAACAACAACCCGGTGAGCGATCCGTCACTGGATGAATGCAACGGCACGCTGACGGCCTGCAAACTTCGATTCGGCGAAAATAACGAACTCTCGTTCGGTGGTTTTCCGGGCACGTCTTTGATCAGGAGCTGATATGCGTCAGAAAACCATCGATGCGATTATGGCACATGCTGCAGCTGAGTATCCTCGCGAGTGTTGCGGCGTAGTGGCGCAGAAAAGCCGTGTTGAACGTTATTTCCCGTGCCGGAATCTTGCCGCGGCACCGGAGGACAATTTTATACTTTGCCCCGAAGACTATGCAGCTGCTGAGGACTGGGGGAAGGTGATCGCCATCGCTCACAGTCACCCCGATGCCACGACGCAACCGAGCGAACTGGATAAAGCGCAATGCGATGCAACCCTTTTACCCTGGCATATCGTGAGCTGGCCGGAGGGGGATTTACGGACCATCCAGCCGCGTGGAGAACTGCCGCTGCTGGAGCGACCGTTTGTGCTTGGTCACTTCGACTGCTGGGGTCTGGTGATGAGCTATTACCGGCAAACACACGGGATAGAGCTTCACGATTACCGGGTCGATTATCCCTGGTGGGAAAACGATTACCCGGACAACTTCTATCAGGATTGCTGGTATGAGTGCGGATTCCGTGAATTCGACGGGCCGCCAAAACCTGGCGATATGGTGATCATGCAGGTTCAGGCTGATAAGTGGAATCATGCGGGGATTCTGCTGGAAGGCAACATGCTACTGCATCACCTTTATGGGCATCTGAGCCAGCGCGTACCTTATGGCGGTTACTGGCGTGAGCGCACAATGAAAATACTGCGCTTTAAAGACTGTTTCTGATAACCGCCTGTGGCAGTTTTTATGGGGGAAAAATGGCTGCATTACTCAATGTTGAGCCGATCCGCACAATTCGATTGTACGGCGTACTAGGCGCCACCTTCGGGCGTGAATATCGTTTATCAGTAGCTTCACCTAAAGAGGCCATCCGCGCCCTGAGCGTTATCGTGCCGGGTTTTGAGCGTTTCCTGAATACCAGTAAGCAACGAGGTTTAACTTATGCGGTATTCAGCGGGAAACGAAACCTCTTAAACGATGAGCTCAGTATGGACAGGAGCACAGAGGAAATCCGCATCGCGCCGGTGATCATCGGCAGTAAGCGAGCCGGGGTGTTTCAGACAATCCTCGGGGT